AAGTTTAAAAGCATTAAAGTACAATTAAAGATTAGTAAAGCTCCTTTAAAGCTCTATTAAAAGTTTAAAAGCATTAAAGTACAATTAAAGATTAGTAAAGCTCCTTTAAAGCTCTATTAAAAGTATAAAAGACTTGTAAAGGCCTATTAATAGATATTAAAGGTTATATAATATATATTATATATAATTATTAATAATAATATATTTAAATATACTATTAAAGGTTTTAAAGTAACTTAATACTGTTAAAGATTGTTAAAGGCTATTAATATCTATTAAAGGTTTTAAAGGGTTTGTTAAGATTTTGTTTAGGACTTATTAGGACTTATTAGGACTTTATAGGACTTAAAAGGTTTTAAGGGGGTACACAGGGGGTTTAAGGGGTCTATAATACTTCATAATACGTCTCAAAAATTTCTCATAAAAACCTAAGCAGTTTACAAAGGACCTATATAAATCCATTTAAAGGCTCTTTTTAAGCCCATACAGAGCAATCTTTATATTCTCTGGTGTAACTTATCATCTGTGTCTCTAAATCCCTCTGTATGAGTCTAAAATAACCCCTTGACATTTTCTTATAAATGTGCTATAATACTTCTATAAAGGGAGTTTTATAAAATGAAATGGAATGATGTTAGAAAAACTAATAAATATATCCTCTGGAGTTCCTTTGCAGACCTTCCAGAGACTTCTGTAACAAATTATAAACCTACTTGGACAATTGAAGAAGAGGACCATGATGGTCTTTATAGCTTTCATAAATGGTTTTTAATGTTTTATAAGGACCCTACTGAAGTAGAATTTGTAAAGAACTGCTTTGAAGGTGACTTTAGACACTGGGAAGCTTTTAAAAAGGCTAAATACATTAGAGATTTATATGTAAGATACAAGAAAGAAGCTGAACAAAGGCTTTTAGCAGACACTATGAATAAAATTATTACTATTGCTATGGATACAGATAATAAATCTTGTATGAGTGCTCTTAAATATCTTGCAGATAGAGGCTCTAAAATCCTTGGTGATGCTCCTGATAAAGGAGGAAGACCTAAAAAATCTGATATAGAGGCTGCTGCTAGAGATTTAGCAAGAGAAGATAAAGAACTTTTAAAAGATTGGGAAAGAATAAATGGATAAACCTACAACTCTTTCTCAAATTCGTCAATTAGCTGAGAAGGATTTTATAACTTTTGTTAAATTGGTAGCTCCTTATAATGTTATGGGTAGTTGCCATGAAGATATGTGTAAGTTTATCCAAGATAAAAGTAAAAGACCTTATAAACTTGTAATATATCCTCGTGGTCATAGAAAAAGTTTTTATGCTGCTGCATTTGCTGCTTGGGAAATTATTAAAGACCCCTCAATATCTATTGTATATCTCTCTGCCACAAGCCCTTTAGCAGAACAACAGCTTAGAATTATCAAAAATATTCTTGAATCTAAGATAGTTAGCAAGTATTGGCCTGATTTAATACTTGAAGACGAAGGTAAAAGGGAAAAATGGACTACTACTGAAATCTGTGTAGACCATCCTAAGCGTAAACAAGAAGGTACAAGAGATAGTACAGTAAAAACTGGTGGACTTACAACAAACATTACAGGTTCTCATGCAGATTTAATCATTCTTGACGATATGGTTGTACCTCAGAATAACAATGAAATAGGTAGAAGGGCTGTTATGGAACAATACAGCCAATTACAATCTATTCTTAATCCTGGTGGAAGAATATTAGCAGTAGGTACGAGATACCATCCTAAAGATTTGTATGCTACTATGCAAGAGACCTATCAAGATATCTATAATAATGAAGGTGAATTAATAGGTAAAGAACCTCAATGGGATATTCTTCAAAGAGTTGTAGAAGTTGATGGTGAATTCTTATGGCCTAGAACAAAACGTAAAGATGGTAAGTATTATGGCTTTGATATGGGAGAGCTTGCAAGAATTAAAGCAGGTTATCTAGATACTTCTCAATTCTATGCACAGTACTATAATGACCCTAATGATGAAGGTAATGCTTTAATTACACAAGATATGTTTATGTATTATAATAGAGAGCATCTTGTGTGTAGAGCTGGTGTGTATTATTTAAAAGATAGATTATTAAATATTTATGGTGCAATAGACTTTGCGTATTCTATGCAGAATCGTGCAGACTCTTCTTGTATCGCTGTAATAGGAATCGATAGTGATAACAATAGATATATTGTAGATATTGATAGATTTAAAACAGATAGAATACAAGAGTACTATAATCATATTATAGCATTACATGAAAAATATAATTTTAAAAAGCTTAGAGCAGAAGTTACAGTAGCACAACAAGTAATTGTTACAGCTTTAAAAGATAAGTTAGCAGAGAACTCTATAAGACTTGCAATAGAAGATTATAGACCTATGACTAAAAAAGAAGAAAGAATGTTAGCAATACTTCGACCTTTATATGAAGATAGAAAAGTCTTTCATTATAAAGGAGGTAACTGTGAATTATTAGAGGAAGAATTAAAACAAATTAAACCAGCACATGATGATATTAAGAACGCTGTAGCAGATGCTTTATCAATTGCTGTAGCTCCTAAATATAGAACATATCATAAACCACAAACTATAAAAGTTATGAGCCGCTTTGGAGGAATTTAATGGGCAATACATTTGAAATAAAAGTTATTCAAGAACCTGATGGGTTAGCTTCTGCTATCTCTGAAAAGTTCATTATGTGGGAGAATGCTAAAGCAGATTGGTACAAGTCAGCAAGAGAAACTTTAGAAAATATATACGCAACAAGTACTCATGATATTTATAATCAGACTAGAGAATTTGATAACTCTACACATATTCCGAAGATTGCACAGATTCGCGATATGCTTGTAACATATTATTTAGATGCTATGTTCTCTTTGCCAGATTTTGTAGATTGGATTCCTTATGATTCATCTAGTACTAGTGCAGAAACTAAAGAGACTCTTAAAAGCTTGATGAGACAAATGCTTAGTGACTCTAATTTTAAGCCTACTATTAGACAGATTGTAGAAGATTATGTAGATTATGGTAATGCTTTTGCTACTTCTGTGTTAGTCAATCAAACTTTAAGAGGAGCAGATAATAAAACTTCAATAATCTACAATGGTCCTAAAGCAGTTCGTATTGACCCTATGAGTATTTTCTTTGACCCGTTTGCAGTAGACTTTGCTAGTTCTCCTAAGATTATTCGTAATATCACAACTTTAGGAGAGCTTATTAAAAATTCTGAAGACATGCCTGAAGATTCTAATATGTATAAGAAAGCTCTCAATAAAGCTATTAAGAAACGTTCTCAGATTCGCAATAGGCTTTCTCAAGGGCAGCAAGAAGTTATTGAAGATGATATCTGTAACATTGCTGGCTTAGGCTCTTGGAGTGCTTATTATAATTCAGATATTGTAGAGATACTTACTTTTTATGGAGACCTCTATGATATTGCAACTAATAAGCTTTACAAGAATTCTCGTATTGTAATTATGGATAGGTCTTTTGTATTGCTTAATGAGCCTATTAAAGACTTTGGATTTAGCAGCAATATCTTTAAAGCAGGATGGAGAGATAGAAAGAATCTTCTTTGGAGTATGTCTCCCTTAGAGAATATTAAAGGTATGCAGTTTATGGTAGACTTTCTTGAAAACAAGAGAGCAGATATCTTTAACTTTATTAGTAATCCTATCTTTGTTTCCTATGGTGACGTAGAGATGCCAGAGTATCCTTATCCTGGTTGTCATATTGGATTGGATAATGATTCTAAATTAGAAATGTTAAGACCTGATGCCACTGCTTTACAAGCTGATTTATATATTGATAGATATCAGACACAGATGGAAGAGATGGCAGGAACTCCTAGAGAAGCTATGGGATTTAGAACACCTGGAGAAAAGACAGCCTTTGAAGTATCTCAGCTTAATACAGCTGCAAGCAGACTCTTTAATGATAAGACTCATAAGTTTGAAGAAGAAATGCTTGAGCCTTTATTGACTTTAATGATGCGCATGTATTTATCAGATGGAGCTCGTGTAGTTAAGATAAGAAGTGTTAATGATATGGGTGTTACTATCTTTAAAGATGTAAATGTAAAAGATTTGTCAGCTAATGGTAAGTTTGTTGCTACAGGTTCTTCTACATATACTGAAAAAGCTAGAATAGCACAGACGCTTTTACAATTAAGCAATACACAATTCTTTAGTGATTCTTTAGTATATAATTATTTTGACCCTAAAGAATTAGCAGATATCTTAGTATATTCTACAGGTCTTGATAAGTTTTCTAAACTAATTAAACCTAATGCTCGTGTAGATGCTGAATTAGATATGCGTAAAGCTGCAGAGTATAATCAGCAGCAATTAGAAGAAACTCAAATAAGAGGTGTTTTAAATGCTGAACAAGCTTCTATGTAATGTTAGTCAAGAAGAAAAAGAAAAGTATAAAGAACTTTGTAAAGTTTCTAAACCTCTTTTTGATAAGCTTGAAGAGATTATAAACAAAGAACTTGCAAAGAATGATAAGATTTCTGAGAAAGATTTTGATTGTCCTTCTTGGGCTTTAAAGAGAGCTTATAAAGATGGTTATAAAAAAGGCTTGACATTTCTTAAAGAATGTGGTATAATATAGGTGAAATAAGAATATGGAGATTTTATTATGACCAACGAAGCGACTACTTCTACGGACAATGTTGATAACAACGCAGCCACTACTACGATTGTTGTCGGAGAGCATTCTGCTTATAAAGATGTTGATGCTCTAGTAAAAGCTAAAGCAGAAGCAAACGACTTTATTCTTAAGCTTAAAGAAGAAAATAAAGAACTTAAGAAGCAAGTCGAAGAGCTTTTGAATAAATCTAAAATTACTGAAGAGCTGAAACATATTAGGGAGAATACACAAATGGATATGGAGAATACTAACACTCCTTTACCGGAAGATGCTATTAAACAGATAGCTCTCAAAGCTTTGCAGGAATCTACAGAAAAAGAGAAAGAGCTTAGCAACTTAGCTAGTTGTAAAGAAGCTGTTTCAAAAGTTTCACAGGATGTAGAGCTTGCAATAAAGAATAAAGCTAATGAACTTGGCGTTAGTGAAGAATACTTAATAGGTATTGCTAAGACGAGCCCTAAAGCTTTTAAAAGTATGTTTGGTATTAAAGAAAATGTTTCCTATGACTCTATAAACTTTTTGCAATCTACCAGACAAATTGAAAACGATTCTGAAAGTGATGAAGCAACAGCTTTCTTTAAAAATCCTTCTGCTATAAAAAATCCTAGAACAGTAGCAGAGTTTATTAATAAAGCTATTAAGAATCCTTCTATCCTTTCAAAATATAATCATTGGTAAATTAAAAGGAGAATATTTAAATGGCTGATTTAAACGGCATTAATACTCGTGACCAGGCAGCCGCCATTAAAGCTATTGTGTACTCTGGTGCTCTTCGTGAAGCATTGGAACCGGAACTTGTCGCGATGAATTACGTAGATGTTATCAGTTCTTTTCCTGATGGCGATAAATGGCAGGATGTAGAAATTGGTAATGCAACTATTTCAGATTATCATGAAGGTGAAGAGATTGATTATAAAGGTCTCGAAATCGGTACTCGTGATTTTGAAATCAATGAATACGTCAATAGTGGTCACTATGTAACTGCTAAATTTGCGCAGGATGCTTATCTGGCTTCTCAGATTATGAGCAAAATTCCTGGACTGGAAGCTCGCGCTATTTACGCAGATTTGGAACAGAAGATTTTGGCTCTGGCAAATAAACAGACTATTGATGATGCTAACAAAGTAAACGGTATGTCCCATCGTTTTGTAGCAGGTGATGCTGAATCTGGTTGGGGTGTTCTGACACCGGAAGACTTTGCGTATGCTTCTGTAGCTTTAAATAAAGTAGGCTACACAGGTCCTCGTATTGCTATTATTCCGTCTTATCAAGAATACAAAATTGTATCCAATCCGCGGATTAAAGCTTCTTTGCAGTTCAATCCGAAATTTGAAGGCATTGTTCGTGAAGGTGTAAGCTCTGGTATGAAGTTTAGTTTCCAGATTTATGGCTGGGATGTTTATACTTCTGAGTATCTGCCGCAGGTTTCTGGTGAGACTTCTCTGAAAGATAGAGAAGGTGCTAAATCTTTCACTGCCTTGAACAATTGCGGTGAAGCTGTTCTGTTTACGAATATCCCGGATAGACGTCCGTTCCGTATGGCTTGGAGACAGATGCCGAAGTTTGAAGGTAAATGGAATATGGACAAACAGCGTGAGGAATATGTAACTGTTGCTCGCTATGGTCTGGATATTGGTGATAAAGAAAACCTTGTAGTTATCCTTTGCGCTGATACCGATTCTACCATTACCCCGAGTGCGTAAGGAGGAAATGAATAATGTCTAATAATGAATACTTGTCTAGCTTTGGTGTAGTCCGTCAGTATGGTCGTGGAGAAGGTCGCGATGAACTGTACGAGGCTTCTGCTAAACCTGCACTGGGTGCGCACAATTGCATTGAAGTTGTTGTAGATTCTAAAGGACCTACTCCGAACTTCGACGGTAAATATCATCGTGATGGTGCTAAGATTCCGGCAGGTGCTACTGTAGTTGGTGGTTATCTGATTGTTGAAGCTAAAGGCTCTGCTGCTAATGTTAAACTGGACCTCGTTAAAAAAGATGGTACAGATGCTAAAGCGTTGTTGGCAACTGTTGCAGCTCCAGCAGATAATTCTGCTAATGCTTTTGATGGTGCTGCTGTAGGCACTGTAATGGCTGAAGATAGATATCTGAAAGTCGGAGGTACTACTACTGGATTGGTCGCTAAGGCTATCGTAGAATTTATTTAATTAAATCTATTAAGGGGGTGTCTTCGGATGCCCCCTTTGTATCTTAAAGGAATTAAATATGACTGTTTCAGATATTCAACACAGTGAGCTTCCAGATAATTTATTACATGAGCCGAAAGGTGCTTCTACAGCTACTGCAAACTCTGTGTATTTTGCAAACGGCTCTGGCTCTGGTAGCTTTAGAAAGATTCAATTACCTGATGTAGAATTCACAAGAAGCTCTGTGAATAACTTAACAAATCAAATTACCGATGTTATAGAGAACACCGATGTTATAGAGAACATTAATAATGTTATTACTATTGATGGTTTAGGACTTACAAAGATTACAGATGGTACTATGGAGGATGTTCCTTATTCTGCAGAAGTACCTATTTCTTTTACTGATAATCTTAATAAAAACTTTGCGGAACTATTTGCTTTATATAATAATCTTGTAACAATTCATAATAGTATTAAGAAAAATATTAATGAAGCTACTAAAAAAATCAATGAAACTTTAACTGCTTTAAAAGAATCTGGAGTAATTAATAATGTCTAAGCTGCCTATAAAAAGATTAGATAGCACTACTGAAAATGATACAGCAGCTACTGCATTAATCAATGATAACTTTAAAGCTGTACAAGATGCTATAGAAAATACTTTATCAAGAGATGGTACTGTTCCTAATTATATGGATGCAGACCTTGATATGAACTCTTATAGAATTATAAATACTGCAGACCCTAAAGAAGATACAGACCTTATCAATTTAAAGTACTTTAAAGAGCAAGTAGGTAACGCAGCAGAGTATTCTCAACAAGCTGAGCAGGCTGCTACAAGAGCTCAAAGGTCTGCAGAGAATGCTCAACAGTTAGCTGCTGCTGCATCAAGGTCTGCGCAAGAAGCTGCTCAATCTGTAAAAGATGCTGTTGAAGCTGCTGCTGATGAAAATGTTGTAGCTGTAGGTACGGACCTTAGATTAGGAAGCAATAGTGAAATTAGAAAAGCTAATGCTAATAAAGCTAACATTGATACTGTAGCAGGCTCTATAGCTAACGTAAATACTGCTGCTACAAATATAAATAATATTAATAATGTAGCTGCTAATAAAGCTAACATTGATACTGTAGCAGGTGCTATTGAAGATGTGCATATGGTCTCTGCTAATATTGAAGATGTTAAAACAGTTTCTACAGATATTACAGAGGTTATGGATGTAGCTGCTGATATAACCAATGTAAATACTGTAGCAGGTTCCATTGGTAATGTAAATAAAGTAGGCAATGATATAACCAATGTAAATACTGCTGCTACAAATATTAATAATATCAATGCAGTAGCTGCTAATAAAACAAATATAGATACTGTAGCTACTAATATCGATGATGTTAAAGCTGCTGTAGTATCTGCTGCTAATGCTAAAGAATCTGAAGAGAATGCTAAAGAATCTGAAGAGAATGCTAAAATATGGACTGAAGGAACTGACCAAGAAGTAGCAGAAATAGGCGGTGTTCACTCTGCAAAAGGTTGGGCAAACTTAGCAGGTTCTATTGTTTCTCTTGATGAAGCTACTGAAACTACCCCTGGTATTATTCGTATCGCTACACAAGAAGAAGCTGATGCAGGTATGAATAATACTGCTGCAATAACACCTTCAAAGTTAGTTAAAGGTCTTGCAGATTATGTAGGTAAAGGAAATGTTTTAGGTTTCAATGGAACTCTTGAAGGAGATACTTTGACCTTTGAACCTGATATTTCTTCTTATACTCTAAAGAATGATTATGATTATGAGATAGACCTTTTATTTCAAGCTGCTGGTGTTCTTCCTGATGCTACTAAAGTTGTAATTAAGAATGGTGCGGATACTATTAATATTGTTAACGTTAAGCACAGTGATTATAGTCAGCCTATTACTTATGGAGAACTTAAACAGGTCTGTAGATATGATGAGAATATTGGTTGGCGTTGGATATTTAATGCACGTTATAAATCTGTAGATTCTATTAAAGCTTTTATTATGCCTTCAACAGTTGTTAATGTTGCAGGTGATGCTGTATATGATAAGATTCAAGATTATATTGTAAAGAATCCTAATTTAATTCAATACGAATCTAGCTCAAGTTCTATTAAATTGAAAAAAGGTTCTACTCTTATCTTTCCTAATGGAGTTAATTGGGATGAAGTAAAGATTACTACAGATATTACGCGGACTGTTGTTCCAGACCATGAGCAGATACTGTTTACAGACGGTACAAGTATTTACTATATTGATGCCGGTCAAGTATTTGCTCAGACTTCTGCTCCTTCTGGTTATCAGATGATGCTGTGGTATGATACTTCTGCAAATATAATTAAATACTCAGGAGATAGCGGAGCTTCTTGGGAAGGTAAATATGCTCTGCCGATAGCTATTGCAGACTCTACAGGTATTAAGCACTGCTTCTGCAATGCTATGGGATACTTGGCAGGAACTTTTTGGGTTGCTGATGGTCTTGCACTATTAATGCCGAATGGTAAGAATGACGATGGTTCTTATAAGAACTTTCAATATACCTTTAGTAAACCTAAAACAGTAACTTATACAGATACTTTTGAAGGCTATCTGTTTGTAGACCAATATGGTAATTTCTCAAGAGCTACCGATTATACTGTTACAAAAGATAATAAGATTCTTATAAGTGGTTCTGAAAAAGTTGTTTGTCCTCTTGGTAAATTCAAAATAACTTCAGGAAGAATCGATTACTTTGAACAAAGAAATATTTTAAAGTTAGCTACTGAAGAAGATTTAACAGCTTTAAATAATACAGTACAGACTGAGATACAACCTAAGATAGATGAATTGAGTACCAAAATAAATAATGTCTCTTCTTCTTTAACAAATTCTATTAATAATAAAATTATAGTAGTAAGTACTGTACCAGACCCTGCAAGAGCTAATACTTTATACTGTATACCGGAGTAGCTTTATGACTTTGTATTTTGGAACTTCTAAGATAAAAGATAGAGGGGCTAATTCAGGGCTTTTCTACGCTGGTAAAGTTATAAAAAACAGTTCTGTAGTAGGTGGACATGATAAGCACTTCTCTATTCCTAACAAGATTACTTTAGATGATAATGGATATTTTGCTACTTATAATGACGGCACACAAGAAGCATGGCGTATTTCTATAAAGTTCCAACTGAGTAATGTTAATGCTGACCAAAGGCTGTTTGGCGTTGTTGCGACACCCCCTCCGGGCGTTGTTATTGGCGTGTTGAATGGAAAGCTTAATTATTGGCTGTCTTCAGACGGAGTAAACTGGGATATTGCATCAAGAGCAGTAGGTCTTAACACATTAACAGCTAATACAATCTATACATTGCACTTTAAAAGATTAAAAAACACATCTGGTAATTACTTTTATCAATGCATGCTTCGTTCTTCTGTAGATAATGCTTTTGTGCAAGATATATATATTGATAATGCAACACCAATTAAGTCAGGCTTTTATTATAACCTCGGTAGAGATGGGGGTATATTCACAGAAAATGCTACATTCTATTTAGATAGTGATACATATATTACTAAAGGAAACTCCAGAGGTCGTGAAACAAGACTTTGGAGTGCTACATTAGAAGGGGTGGTTCCTGTAACAGGGGCTAAGACAGCGTATACAGGCTTCTGTTATATACCTGTAGGTAATGTTAATATTGTAAATAGAACTATAAAAAATTTTTCCGATAACTCTTATGTCTACACAAATGCTATTAAAACCTTACACACTGCATCAACTTGGGATTTAATTGTAAAAGTTCGTACAAGTTCTGATGTATCTTCACAACAATATGTTATAGCTGGCTCAGGTACTACTGCAAGAGACTTTGTAATATTTTTACAAAATAATAAATTAACTTGGCAAATGTCTTCTAATGGGACTTCTTATGACATTGTAAATAAAAATAGTTCTTTAACAGTTTATCCAAATATAGTTTATTATTTTAGAATACAATTTACAGGCTCTGCTTATGCTTTGTATTATTCTACGAACGGTGGAAGAACTTTTACTCAAGTTGATAGAATTGAAAGCACTGCAAAAGTTGTAGCAAATACTACTCATACAATAGGAGGTATTCCGGGTAGTACAGATTGGTATTGGCGAGGCAATATATATGTTGATGATAACATTACCTGGTGTAAAGTTGATGGACAAATTGTTTGGGATATTAATACTTCTGAAGTACAGAAGGTTTATAATCTTCAAAGCTACACACCCGGACAGTCTCTTGGAAAAATTGCCAACCCGCAGGATGCTGCCAATCAATGGTTCTATGTAGATGTTTATAGACCTGGAGTATATAAGCTCGGTTTAGTTGGTGGAGGTAATACGACAAACTGGTGTTATATCGGCTGTAACTATCCCGGCTCTGCGGCCGGATTTATCGGCAAGATGTATTTTAATACCAAATGTCATCTGCGTGTCGGTGTCGGGCTGCAAGACCAGCCGAGCCGTTTGCAGGTGGCAAGCTGGGAGGATACGAATACTTGGTATGACTTGGTTGTATGTGAAGCAGGTACTGACGCTTCAGGAGGTGCCGGCCGCGGCGGTTACATTACCGTCAATCGAGACTCGACGTTTAACAATTATTTTGACATCGAGCTTGAAACAAAAGGAAATAACGGTTCTAACTCTGGATATCCTGCATCAGTCTATGGAGGGTATGGCACAAAAGATGTTAATGGTTATGGAGAACTCGTTTATATAAGGGAGAATCAATAATGATAACAGCTTTTGATTTAATTGTTAAGTACACCCCCTTCTATTATTATGCTACTCCTTGCCTTAATGGAAATTATTATATAGGGTACTGGATGGATGCTTATAAAGACGGTACCAAAGTTAAGAAAGATGATACAATCTCTGAGCAAGATGCACAAGAACTTCTTAAGTTTTATCTAAATAAAATAGAATTACCGGAAGGTTCTTGGACAGATAATCAAAAAGAAGCTTTAAAGTCTTTGATATATTATATGCAGTTTGCTTGGGATGAATCAGAAATAAAGAAGGCTATTGATAAAAAAGATTATTTATCTGTAAGAGAAGAATGGGAAAAGCTTAGAGATACTGAAGTGTTTGAAAACAATAAGCCTTGGAAACAAGAAGAGATAAATTTGTTTTTCGGAGAGTAGTATGCAACCTGAAGTAAACTTAGCAATAGCTATGAAGATTGCAAGAAGTATGGTAAAGCCTTGGCAGGTAGCCTGTTGTGTTATCAGCTTTCTTTTTGCAGTTCATCTATTCCTTGTTTACTTTGATAGAGCAGACCTTTAAGCAATTGCAGAAGCAGAGAATGTTACTGCTACAACTTTAACAACCTCTACAAGTATTAAGGAATAATAAATGGGAAAAATTAAAGTGAAAGCTAAAGCTAAAGGAAATAAATTAGCTCTTTCAAAAATAAAAAGAATGTCTGCAAAGATAAAATTAAAAGGTTAATTATTTATATGTGGAAGACAGATAGAACATTTATTAAAGAATTATTAACAGAGTCTAGTAAAGATACTGTTAGGTCTTTAATTAAATACTTGACCTTCCAGAATTATTAGAAAGAACTTTAACAGAAATTTATGTTGATGGTTTAAAGATTAAAGAGGTCTCTTATAACCACAATGTAGATGAAAGAACTATAAAGAGATATCATTCAAAGGCTCTCGACATTGCTGAAGCAACTGTTAAAGCTAAGATTAAAATGTCACTTTAATGTCCTTTCATAGACATTTATAAACTTGTGTATTTATGTTATAATGCTTATGTAAGGTAGCAATGAAGCTATCTACATTTAGGAGAAAAACATTATGATGATTAAAACACAAGATGGTGAGAAGAATGTAGCTTCAAAAGGTTTGGGAGGAGCTGCACTTGGTCTTGCTATTCCGGGTACTGTGGCTCTGGTAAATCAGTTAGCCGGTGGTGCTTGGGGATTAGGCCGTGCTTATAGTGGCAATAACGGCTGTGGTTGTGGCGAAGTAACTCATGATACTCGAGTAATCAGTGCTCTTGAATCTGAACTGGCTCGTGTTAATTCTGAGCGTTATGCTGATATGATTGGTATTAATACTTATAAAGAAGCTATTGCTTTGTCTAATAAGAACGATGATAAGATTAATGCTAATTATAAAGAACTGGCACAGTTTATTGCAAGTCTTGATAAACAGATTGCAGTAGATAAAGAGGTTACTAATTGTAACTTTAAGTTCTTGGACAGCAAAATAGATAATAGAGCTAGAGAACTCTATGAATATGTCAATGGACATTTCGTACCTGGCAAATTGATTATGCCGAAGTCTAGTATCTGCCCTGAGCCTTTGTCTGGCTGCACGCCTGTAACTTTCCCGGCTCAAGTCGTTACAACTTCTTCTGCTCCGACTTCAGGTGAAGTTTCCTTAAATACTACTCGTGTTAGTAAATAAGGAGAAATGAGATGTTGGACGGTATGAAAACTTTAGAGACTCTCAAACAAATGGTTGATAATCCACAACAAAATTATTGGAATAGATTAAAAGACTCTACTGATAAAATGGACACTGCTCAAGTTTCTTGGGTCATGTCACAAGATTCAGTAAAGAAAGTATATGAGGATATGATGGAGTCTTTTAATAGTTTCTTGTTTGAAAAGTTTAAGGAGGACTTCTCTGCCGTCCCAGCATTTCAACCAACAATTGAAAGATATGTAAATACAATCTTAGAATCTTCACAAGAGTATGGTAAGCGTACTAAAGAACTTGAAGAAGAAAATAAAAGATTGAAACAACAATTGGAGGAAGCTTTAAATGCTAACGGACATACGGCAGAATGAACTTGATTTAGCTGAAGAAAGGATACTAACAAATCTTTTTGGAAGCACTACTCCTGATGCTAAAACTCAATGGCTGTTAAAGTTTTTAGATATTGATATTAATGATATAATACAAAATTTTGAAAGTATTATGAAACCTATAATGGACGATAATGGATTAGTTAATGCTGAATTAGCTAAATCTCTTACGGCTACAAAGTTTCCGTTGTTATCTAATATCTTACCTACTTCTAACTTCCGTTTAGTAGATGCTGCTGATGGTGTAATAAATATACTTCAAAGTCTTATAAGGGGAAGATAGATGCATAAATTAAAACATTTAATGAAAGAAGCTGCTACTAATAAGCCTGATAAACTTGCAGAACTTTTAATGGAAGAGATAAAAGAAGTTAATGCAAACTTTATGTACGAGCTTGATGTGTTAGTAAATGGTGAATATATGGACTGGTGTTTAGCTAAAGAAGCTGTTGAAGATATGCTTCATGATAATGGAAAGACCGGGGAAAGATTTTCAAAAGATACTACTAATTCACATGCAAAACGTTTTGGCTTTCATGAAGATGAAGAAGCAGATTTTTATTTTGTTATGAATATGATGTATTCAGATTACTGTTTAATAGTAGGTGAAGACGAAAACAGATACGCAGAGTTTGCTAAAAAGTTTATCAAGGATAAAGATGGACCTAAAGGTAAAGCTAAGAAATACTATTACGCAATGATGTAATACCTTTCAAAGTTTTGTGTATACTTGGAACAGATATGCACAATACTATAAATGATATTTCAACTACTGTTGATTCTATACACCAAATAAATTCAATAGGGATGACTTCAGAAGTGATGATATTAACTATATTGTCCTTTTGTGTCATCTCTTTTGTTGTATCTAAAATATGGAATTTATTCTTAGTATATAAAAAGATTAATAAAATTATTGATGAAAGAATAGATAGCCGTATGAAATCTTTTATAGAATTAACTACAGAATCTGCAAAGACTATAAAGAAACTAGAAAAGAACACAGCAGAAATGAATGCTACATTATCAATTATAAGACAAGTATTTATAAATTATATAAGTCTTGACAAAAAGGAATGATTGTGGTATAATATACTATAGAGGAATAAGATATGAAACAAACTTTATTAGAAATGGTACAGCGTATATTAGAAAGTATTGATGGACAGATGATAGAGTCTATCTCAGATACTCGTGAAGCTGTACAGGTTGCTAACTGTGTTAGAGAAACTTACTATCATTTATTGTATACTAGAGATATTAAAGCTAGAAATAATGTAGTACAGATGCATTCTTTATCAAATACTTCAAGACCTACCGAATTCTATATCAATGATGATGTGGCACAGATAACAATGTTTAAATACTATGATAAAGAAAATGAAAGATATGTAGATTTGGAATGGGTAGACCCTGAAGAGTTCATTAATAGAAGTCTTAATCTTAATCCTAAAGAAGTAGATAAAGACGGTAAGCCTACTGTGTTAACTGTAAAAGACCCTTCAGGTATTAATTACAATGTAAAGATGTATAAGTGTCCTCAGTACTTTACAAGCTTTGATGATAAAAGATTTATTTGTGATAGCTTTAATAAGAATGATACAGAAACTTTAATAGAACAATACACTGTTGTTTATGGAGTTGTATTACCTGAGTTTAAAATTGAAGATACTTTTGTACCTGATTTAGCTCCTCAACATTTTTCTCTATTGCTTTCAAAATCTAAAGTACAGGCTGCTTATGAGCTTAATAAAGTCTTTGATGAATTAGAAAATGATAGAGCAAGAAAACAAATAGTAACCGCAGATGCGCATGCAAAAAGAGTGAAAGGACTTGAGACAACATTATGGAAAAATCGTCCGAGGAATGGAAGGGTTTTGTAATAGTTTATAGCAATAAGCTTTACCGTGTTAAAAACTTTAAAAAGTATTTTGAAGATTCTTTTACAACACTTGCTAGAGCTAAAGACTTCATTGATAAGAAACTTTATAATGAGCAATTGAAAGAAGATGCAAAGAATTATAGAGATACTTTAGCAGAAATAAAGAAAGAACCTGATATAAATAAACGTACAAGGATGTATAAAAAGTTATGCCAAGCCAATCAAAAGTAACTTTAAGACCTTTTGTACAAGGACTTAATACAGAAATAAATGTAACCATTGACAGTACTGTAAATACTGCTGATGAACTTAACTGTACTATTTTTAATGATGGTACAAGAGGAAGAAGATACGGTTTAAATATTGAAAAGTTTGGAGAGTATTTTAGTACAGCTAAAGGCAAAGCTTATTCAGGATACCTTTGGAAGAATGTCAATAAAACAGATTTAGATATTATAGTATATCAAGTAGATACTACTTTACATTTTTATAAATACTTGAATAAGCCTTATAGTATTAATAAATACGATACTACTTTGGATATTTCTAAAGCTGTATTAGATATTTCTAACTTCCTTACTTCATCTCTTTCTTATGCTATTGCAGATGGTAAATTAATTATTGTTAATAAATACTTTAAACCTATTGTTGTTACCTTTAATATTGAGACACAGACATTTTCTTATGAAGAACTTACTATCTACTACAGAGACTTTGAAGGTCTTGAAGATGGCTTAAGAGTTGATGAAATGCCTGTAGATTTAAGTAATGAACATCATTATAATTTAGTTAATCAAGGTTGGCAAGAGAATGAGATTAATAAAGTAAAGCAAGATAATAATAAATATCCTGCAAATAATATGCAATGGTTCTTAGGCAAAGATGAATCAGGTTCTTTTCAGACTACTAATCTTTTAGCAGTATACTTTGGTAATACAAGAGCTCCTAAAGGGCATTGTATACTCAACTACTTTGACCGTGATAGGTCTGCTGCAAGTGGTATTTATAGCTCAGATGGAAGAAGAGAAACTTCTTATAGTTATCATAATAGATATCCTTCAGGAAGCTGGGCTTGGGTATATGAAACTAAAATTAATAAAGTAGAAATGGTCATACCTAACTCTCCGGGTACTGCCAATAGCTTTTCAGTAAAATTCTTTAGTTGTAATAACTATAATGAAACTCCTCAGGAATCTGCAACGTGTGAATTATATGGCTTAGATAATAGTAACACTTGGCAGTTTATTGATAGAATGGTCTTTGGTTTTAGAAACGAAGGTAATAATTCTCAAGCAGTTACTAATGATATTAAATATAATCAGTATAAAGTAAATATAACTTTAAGTTCTTCTGTATCTGAAGTAAACTGTTGGTGTGCTGTTAATATGAAGGGTTCTACAACTTTGTTTCCTTACACAGGTCCTTCTTCTAGAGTTATCGATATTGCTTCAATGAGCGGTAAACTTTTCTATCTTGCAGGAGATACAGTATTATTTTCACAGACTATTAATGAAGATGCTAATAACTTAGGTAAGTGCTATCAAGAAGCTGACCCAACTTCTGAAGAGATATCAGATATCATTGATACTGATGGAGGACATGTAAAGTTTCAAGCAATAGGCGAAGGCTTGGCATTAACTACTTTTAACCGAGGAGTTCTTGTATTTGGTAGAGAAAGAGTTTATGGTCTTCTTTCGCCTAGAGATAAAAAGTTTAGTGCAACTGAATATGATACTGTAGAATTATCCTCTGCAGGCTTAGCAGGTAATAAATCTGTTGTGTCTGTATCTGATAGTGTCTATTATTGGTCTCCTTTAGGTATCTTTAGAATTGGTGTAAACTACAATACAGGTACTACTTTAGTAGCTGAAAATATTTCTTCTACAACTATACAACAGTATTATAATAATATTTCACAATACTCTAAAACTAACGCTAAGGGTGTATTTGACTTTGCAACTAATCGTATTTATTGGTATTTTCCTTTAACAGATGGAGAGCCTTGGAGATTAAATGGGGTACTTGTATATGACCTTAACTATAATGCTTTCATGCCTTATAGAATCTCTGATGGTGGTGCTGTAGTAGGCGTATTTACAACTATTGCAGCAGAACGTATCAGACCTTCTTACTCTTTGTATGCTGGTGATGCTATTGTAAAAGCTAATGAAGACTTTGTTATTGCTAGACAAGTTGAAGGAAAGTATGATAGGTTCCAAGCATTACAACATTGTATTATAGATGATACTGGTGCTATATCTTTTGGAGATTATAATAGTAGAGACTTTAAAGATTGGTTAGTATCTTCTTATGATTCTTATATGCTTTCAGTTCCTTTAACATTTGATGATATATACTTTAATAAGCAAGCACCTATACTTCAAACAATCCTTAGAAGAACTGAAGAGGACTCTACTATTGTTAAAAAGAAATACATAGGTTCTTCAGGAGCTTACTTAAGAATGCGATGGGGATGGTCAATAGATGATAAAAGTAATAGATGGGATTTAATACAGAGCTGTTATATACCTCCAAAAGATTTCTTATACACAGATTATGTTGTATCACAAATACATATAAGAGGTAGAGGAAGAGCTTTACAAATTGAAATAAGGAATGATAAGGATAAAGATTTTCGATTAGCTGCAATTAATATGTTGATAAGGATTTAACAATGGGTTTATTTACAGGTGGTGAAAAGTACTATAGACTTGCAGAAGGTGTTGAAGCTAAAGCATACGGTCTACAAGAAGAACAAAAGTACGCTCAGTTTGGTAGAGAGCTTCTTCAAGATATTAGACAAGCTCGAATAGCCAGAGCACAAATAGCTCAAGAAAACTTTAGTGATGATTTTTCTGTGTCTTCAGCAGCTGGAGCAGCATCAACTATTACGAGCAATCTTGCAGGTGCTTATGGATACGCTATTGATACTTCTAATAGAGCACAGCAATTGCAGACATTAAATATGTATATAGATAGACTTTATAAAAAAGGTGAACAAAGAGATAGAAGGTCGGCAACAGCTGCTAAGATTACAGCAGGCTCTATGAGAGTTGCAGGTTCTTTCTTTGGCCCTGTAGGAGAAGCTGTAGGTTCTATAGCAGGTTCTGCAACAGTTAGAGCTATGGGTGGTGGTAAAGCTGCTAGACGTGCTGCTGATGAAGAAGCTGTTAAAGGTTTATTCAGTAGCGCTTCAGAGATTGCTAGTAGTTATGCTAAAGCTAAGGGTTATAAAAATCCTTTCAGCGATAAAGTAGACATTGAAGAGAGTGATGACATTAGCTACTCTGGTGGTGCTTATGAAATAAATGGAAGAAGACTTGTAGTAACTGATAGAGCCTATGGTTATGCTAGAATTCCTGGAGTATTTGATTAATGGATATCTTTGATATTGATAATAAAACTGAAGAGTTTAACTTTAATGACTTTATAAATACACCTCCTGCTGAACAGCAAAAAAGAGAATATGAACTTCAGGAGAGAGCCGGTATAGTGCCTTCAGCAGACTTTAAAGGTACTCGTTCGAAGGTTGCTCAAGAGAACTATGAAAAAGAAATGAATAATCTTTATATGGCTTCTGAAGATTCTCTTAGTGCTGGAGCAGATGCTGCTACTGTAGCTAACTATATTCAAGGATACATTAACAGAAATGCACAGGGAGATGCAGATGTTTCTCTCGAGGTTGCCGCAGCTGATAATAGTGTAGAGGAAGCTTGGGCAGACAATCCTCAGACAGCTTCTAATGCATATAATAGTGCTATTACAGAAGATGAAGCAGAAGTATTAGCTAAAGCAGAAGTCTTAGAAAGCTGGGCAAGAGAGAATAAAGATAGGGTAGAGAACTCTAGTTGGTGGGAAAAATTTGGTGCAGGAGCGTCTCGTGTTCTTATGCCTTTCTTCGGAGCGCAAGCACTAGACCAAGATGTATTTCCTTTTGGTAAAGAAGTCCCTTTTGAGTTCTCTTCCTATACCACTAGACAAAGACAGCAGAAATATATTGATGATTTTGCTAAGACACATACAGCTGCTGAGTTTAAAAGATTCTTAGATGATGTTACAGATTACATGTGGAATATTAAAGGCTCTGACCCTATGACTATTGAAGCATTTGTAACAGATATGCAAGGCTCTGTAAATAAAGCTAACGATATCTTTGGAGCTTTTGAAATAGGTACACCTATCTTAAGAGCTGTTAATAATTCTATTAGAGCTGCTAAAGTATCTGGTAATACTAAGAAAGCTAAAGAAGCTATTGTTAATACTTTAAAGCAAGGTACAGATACTCAGACAATTCTTGAAGAAGTTGTAACTAATTCTGCTTCTAAACCTTTTATGAATTCTCAATTAGTCTCTTATAGTAATAAAGTAGCTGAAGAAATTGCAGATACATTAGCAGATAAAAGAGCTATGAATATTATAGAAAAGTATAGAGCTGAAGGAGTATTTGAAGAAGCTGATTTATCTTTAGCTAAACAATTAGCCTCTGAAGAATTTAAAGTTAATCTGAATAAAGACCTTAAAGAAGCTTTAGATATTAATGCAGTAGATATTATAGAAGATGAAAGTGGTTCTTATCTAACTTCTATTACAATAGGCACAGGTATAAATGGTGATGCTGCTATGGATGATGTAGCTGCTATTGCTTATGCTAAGCGTTTAGGTTTACCTGATGGTTCTTATAAAATTACTAAACAAGATGGTGAAGGTCTTTATATACAATATTTTACACCTTTAAAAGATAAAGCTCTTAAGATTATTGGTGATAATAATGCAGTAGAAGATTGGTCTCTTAAAGGTTTTGGTAGAATCTTTGCTGGTGTTGTAGGTGTAAGTGAGAAAGCGCATGCTAAAGATATACAAGCTACTAGATTTCTTACAGCTATGCGTAACAGAATGCATGAGACTTATTCAACAGGTTATCATAAACTCAATTCTAAAGATAGAGAAGCTCTTAATACCATTTATAAAAAAGGACAGAAGGCTAATGCAGGACGTGGTGTATGGTACAATGAGGACCAGTTAAGAGACCTTGGTGCTACTGAGGATATGGTTAAAGTCTATAAAGATTTTAGAACTGTGTCTGATATAGAGTATATCACAAATAATGATAAGGTTAGAAGAGAATTATCGAGACAAGGCTATATGCTTTCTGATAACGATTTAATAGTTAAAGAAGCAAATCCTGCATTGTTAGATAAAAACTTTAATAGTATGTCTATTAAGATTGGCGATAATCTTTATAATTCTAATAATATAACAGCAGATACTCTTAAGAAAGAATATATAGACAAAGGATATAAGCTTATTCAGATAAGTAAAAGGTCTCAATTACAAGACGACTTAAGCTACAACTATATGTTAGTACCTGCAGAGCAGTTTAAAGCTACTCCTTTACCTAGATTTATTACTAATTATGTTCCGGGTGGAAGACGTAAGTATACTTATGGTACAGCTTTTGTAAAGATTGGCAGAAGAATCTTCTCTGAAGGCAAAGAGATGAATGGTTTTGCTAAGACTCTTACGTCTGGTACAGATATTAAAGCTCTTAGACAATACGCTGATGAAGTTAATAGAGCTATAGAAATAGCTAAGAGAGCCGCTGAAACAGGTAATAGAGCCGAAGCAGATAGAGCAATTACAGAAGCATCTTTTAAATACTTTAAAGTTAATAATTGGGAAGATTTAGAAAAACTTATTAGGTCTAAAGATAATCCTAAAGGTATTATAGATACCAATTATAAAGCTACTGTGTTAGAAGATGGTGAGTCTTTAATATATGATAATAATCTTGATACTGTCTATGATGGTGTCGAAAGACTTGATGATGCTTTACAAGATATCTTAGATACACGTTATGAATTCTCTAGACATAGAGGAAATCTGTTAGATGCTGTTAATGGTGATGAAGCTAAGATATTGAATATCAATGAAATTTTTGATAAGACTATAAATAAAGCAGCGTATAATAATGCTATTGGCAATCTCCATAACTGGTATGGTAGAGAATTTAGAAAGAACTTTATAAAGTATGTAGATACTTCTAATGGTTTTAATCCTAATAATTATTCTGACCAAGAACTTATAAAGAATGCTAAGATACTTCCGATTAATAAAGTGCCTGCAGAAGATAGAGACGGTGTTAGAGCAGCTCTTAATATGCAATCACATTATCTTAGAATCTCTAATGCACAGACACCTTATGATAAATATGTATCTCGTGTAATGACAGCAGCTGCTAGAAGTCTTGGAGATTATGTGCCAGGTATGGAAAGAGACATGAAAGTTCTTGAAAGACTTGCTAGCACAGACCCTGCAAAGGCTGCTAGAGCTATGGGCTTTCAAGCTGTTATGGGTTGGTGGAATCCTGCACAATTATATAAACAAGCCTTAGGTGTTACTGTAACAGCTGCTATGGAGCCTTTACATGCTACTAGAGCTTTTCTTGCATATCCTTTCATAAGACTTGGATACCGTTATAAAGATATGCCAGGATTACGTAGAAGCTTTTCTAAGTTTGCTGTTAAAGCTGCTGGTATTACTAGTGAAGACTTTGAAAATATCATTAAATATATGGACCAATATGGCTCTTTAGATGGTACAAAGATGCTCGTAGGCATGGATGCAAAGCATGCAGCATTTCTTTCAAGGTCTAAAATAATTAACTCACAGTATTTCTTTATGAATGCTGGTACAAATCTTAACTATATCGTATCTGATATTACTGCATACTTAGCTATGAAAGGCAAAGGAAAATCTTTTAAAGATATTGCAGAATACTCTGATGATTTATATTTAAATATGACTAAAGCAAGTGAAAGTAATTTCCAAGCGGGTCAGAAGTTGCCTACAACAGTCTTTGCTCAGTGGTTAACATACCCTACTAGATTGATAGAATCAATGTTTAATAAAAGACTTAGCAGGAAACAAAGAGCATCTATCTTATTATCTCAGATAGCTTTATGGGGTGCTGCTGGAACTCTTGGAGATACTAACACAGAGCTTAATATGTATAAAAATCTTGTAGAAGATTGTAAAGTAAGCCCTGGCTTAGCTGGTTTTATTACAAGTGGTCTTATGCAGCAGCTTGGTAAAGAATATGGTGTAGTTGTAGATGAAAGTTTACATTTAAAAGAACTTATTGAGAAAGAATTTTTACTCTATGATGCTGCTAGAGGAGAATTCAATATGCCTTCAATACCTGCTAGTGTAGCTTTCGGGCAAGTAGCGTCTATTTATAATGCTATTAAAGAAATTGTAGCACCTGAGACAGGTGAATTTGATTTCTATAATTGGTTAAAAGATAGAGCTACTGATAGATACTTTCCTTCAGGTCCTAGAAACCTAGCTAAAGCTATAGTAGCCTATCATACTGGTAAGTTCTTTAATAACCATAAAGAATATCTTAGAGATAATGCTACTAACTATGATGCTATCAAGCAATTATTAGGTTTTCAACCTTATGAACAGAAGGAAATGAATTATCTTTATGAAGCATTAGCAGATTATAAAGCTACTGTTGAAGACTTCTACAAAGAATTAGAGCCTTTATTAGACCAGATAAATGCTTATGATGAATCTGGAGGAATCTTTGAAGACCCTCATAGAAGAGAGCAGGAGCAAGAAAGACTTATCAATAGATACAATAAAGATATGAAAGCTTATAGACAAATACTTAAAGAAACATATCCAGATAGTAAAGCTGCTGATTTACTAGAACGGATGTTGATAGATAAAATGGCAGGTGCAGATTTAACTATCGCTAGTAAAAGACAAGAAGTCTATAAAAAGCTTGGTCCAGGTTACTTAAAAATTATACAGTCATTAATGAAAGGAAACTATAATGTCTCTGAATAGACAAGAAACAAGAATTGAAGCAGCTAGATATGCCCCTAGTGTATCTTATAATATTAGTG